AATTCAGGGGCGACATCAGCGGGGGTTAGTTGTTTGTATTTAGCCATCGCCTACCTCCTGTTCGTCTTTTAATATTTCTTCGGTCAAAAGTATTCTGTCATATATCTTGCCATACGCTTCGTGCATATTAGCTGAAAACATAGAAAAATCAAATGTAGTATTGTACCAGCTCAAAATATATCTCCTGAGTGATTTCCATGCTTTTTCGTAATCCATCATCTACCTCCTCACACCGTCTGTTCGTCACGTTCTTTTGCTTCAATACCAGCCATTAGTAGCACTCTAACTACCTCTGAATAAGATTTTCTGATATATTCATCTGTCTTTTTCATTTCTAAAATCTTCTGATCCAATTCATCAGGTAACGCTACTGTTACACGTTTCATATCTGTCACTTGCTCACCTCCTTAAGTGCTTCACTTTGTTGCTTATATTTTTATTATAGTACAGCACCGATGAAGTGTCAACATAAAATTACAGCACATTTTCAACAAAAGTACAGCACTAAATTTGTACAAAATGATGAGGCACTTGTTATTGCAGAGGTTCAGCACTTATGTTATAATAAGGATGAAAGGAGGTAAAATAAATGCCAACAGATAAGCCAAGAGTATCAATTACACTTACAGAAGATGAGTTAGAAGCCATAAATCGGTATAAAACGAAAAACGGTATAAAGAGCCAATCACAAGCCATTATTAAACTGTTGGAAATTGGGTATGCAAAGATGGTTGGTGAAATGCCGCAAGCGGAATTAGATAAGCTGTTTTTAAAGAAATACCACCAGCTTGATTTACATGGCAAAGATATGGTAGATACCGTATTGCAAAAGGAACACAAAAGATGTACAACAAAAGAAACACCAGAAAAGACCGTTCAAATTATTGAGTTGCCCTACTCTTTATACAAGGTATCGGCTGGTGGTGGTTATATGCTTTCAGAAGAAGTTAATACGTCCACTTTGCCTATTATTTTAACTCCAACCGTCCGAAAAGCTGATTTTTGTATCAATGTTTCAGGCGAAAGTATGTTGCCGGATTATTCCGATGGGGACATTATATTGGTAAGAAAACAGCCAGCGGTTGATATTGGCGAGGTGGGTATCTTCTCTATGGAGGGTGAAGCATACATTAAGAAAAACGGCAAAAGAGAATTGATCTCACTTAATCCCGAATATCCAAACATTAAAAAGTCCAATGACATTAAGTGTTGGGGTAAGGTTTTAGGTAAAGTACAAAAGGAATGGATTAAAGAGTAAAAAAAAGAAACCCACCGGGCAAGATGGGCTTCTAAAACTGAATGGAGGGGCGGAAAACATGAAACTCTGCCCCTTACAGGTATAATATCACATATTTTATCAGAAGGGAAGTGTTTTGTTGTCAAAAAAGAGAAAAAATTTTCGGTTGCCGAATGGAGCGGGATCAGTCTACAAGTTAGGCGGGAATAGACGTAGACCGTACACCGCTGTCATCCATTTAGGCTATACAGATGAGGGAGTAGCGATAAGAAAATATATCGGATATTGGGAAACGTACGAGGAAGCTATGCACGGATTGGAAATGTATAAAGAGAAACCATACGATTTGGGGAATAAAAATATTACAATAGAAAGATTGTATGAGATATTGTTAGAGCGCAGGAAAGACAGAAGTCCGTTGACAATTACCAATTACAATACGGCTTATAACCATCTTACGGGAATCCATGACACACCGATTCGTAATCTTAAAACGTACCACCTGCAACAAATTATAGACAGCCTCAATACTAAGTCACAAGCAAAAGCCCAAGTAAAAACCGTATTAAATCAGCTTTATAAAATAGCCGAAGAAATGGATGTTGTGAATAAAAATTATGCACAGTATTTAAAGGTGGGCGAAACAACCATCTCCGATATGCACGAGCCTTTTACAGTTTTAGAAATACGCAAATTGTGGGAGATAGCAAAAACGGATAAATTCGCTGAGATTCCGCTTATTTTGATTTATACAGGTATGCGACCTCAAGAGTTGTTAAGTATTACTAAACAAAATGTATGCTTAGACGAAAACTATATGAGGGGTGGAGTAAAAACTAAAGCAGGTAGAAACCGGATCATCCCAATCCACCAGACAATCAAACCTATAATCGAAAGACGGATGAACGAATCGGCGGAATATCTTATCGAGTATAAGTGTAAGCAATACCAATATAATACTATGCGGATAAGGTGGAAAAAATTTATGGATGATAATGGATTACACCACCTGCCCCATGACGGACGGCATACCTTTATTACGATGGCACAAAACAGCCAAATGGACAAGGTAATACTCAAACGTATCGTAGGCCATGCAGACAAAGATTTAACGGACAAAATATATACCCATAAAGAGATCAGCCAACTCGTAGCAGCGGTAAACAACTTGTGAGCAGCTTGTAAGCAAATGCACTCAAAACACAGCATTTCTTTTACTTTTATACAAGGTTAGAAATTGCGTTTTTGCGCTAATTTACAATACTTATACAGTTTTTGATGTATATTTATTTATTATAGACCGCCAAAAATCACAAGTCAAGCAACTTACGTAATCACGCCAAATTTTATTTTTAGCAATCCCCTTTTGTAAGCAACCCGTATGTAATTCCCACCAAAAAAAGAGCAGAGGAAAAGCAACTTAATGCCGACCCCTGCTCTATTTCTATCTTCTGAGCAATTAACAATTTTACCCCTTTTCTGTTAATTACCTATTCAAATCCGGCCTTTTATGATTAATTTACTGCCTTTTTTGTTAATACAGGTATCGAGCCTTTGTTCCCGATCTCGTACCCGCATATCTCGGCAATATCTCTGATTTTAATGAAATTGTAGCCGTTTTTCAGAATCCTGTCCACTTGGATTTCTTTCCCGTCCACAATTACTTTGCTCTTTTCTATCATTTCGTCTGCCTCCATGAAGTCCTTAACTGCCTGCAAAAACCACTTCCAGTCCATATCATCAACTATGTACTTTTTGTCGATTAATATTCGAGGGCAATTTTTCCCTGTCCAGTCATAGTGGCGTTTCAGCCTGTCCGTAGTCCAGCCGTACTTTTTGAGCATATCAGCCACAAACTCAGCCGCCGTAGCAAGAACACGCAACCTGTTCCCGCTCTCAACTATTTCTATGCCGATTGAGTGGTTATTTCCCATACTTATGCCACAATGCCATGCAGTTTCATTTTCGGGGATAGCTTGGATTACTACCCCTTCACCAATCATAAAGTGCCATGCAGCATACCGTTTATTGGTGGCGTTATCTAACCAGTTACGCTCTCCATACGGAGTAGAAGTGGGATTTCCTGTGCTGTGTATCGTAAAAGAAGATTTTGAGAAACTTCCACCGGGGCGCAAACGATGGCCGATTGGTAAGAGGTTGGTTACTATTTTGTAGCTCATTCCTCTTTACCCCTTAACTGTGTTAAGTATCTATCTGCCTCGATGGCCGGGGCTGTAAATGAGTTGTTTTTCCACCACGCCACGATTGCGGAAACAACCGTAAAACCTATGCCGATTGCTTCTGTGATCTGTGTTTCGTCTATGGGGAAAATTGACTTTCCATTGGCCATAAGCACTTGGTTAAAAAGCGCAATGCCTAATACAACTGTACGTATTATAGTATCTTTTTTCACTCCCTCGCCTCCAATCTCTCAAGGATGGCTTCCACCGTCGCAAGGCGGCTGTCAAAATTGTTGTGTCGGTCTACTCTGTCGGAAAGCTGTGTCATATCCTCTTTTATACTTTTGATCTGCTCCTGCATTACTGCTACGGTACGTTGGTTACTGAAATATGCCCCTAATAGTGTGCCGACAAAAGAAATGATAGCGACTATGATAATGTCGTTCATTCCCTCACCACCTTTTATTTTGTAAGTAATCCTAAAAGAGCCACAATATTCTCAGGTAATTCATACCCGTGTTTTTCTGTGCCATCTTCGTACACAATGTAAGGATTCCCTTTTTCATCTACGGGATAGCCATGCTCTGCGGGTACATACGTTTCTATATATTTCCCACCCTTAGCATGGGATTTAGCTGTGTTCTCGTACTTTGTAATGTGTAAAACTCCGCCAAAATCAATGTAAGCAAATTTCTTCATTCAAAATTCCTCCTTATTAATCATCTGCTGGTTCTTCTAGTACATCTGGTACAACTATTGTGGCATCTACTGTGTACTGTGCTGTGGTTACACTCCATGTGTCGCTTGAATAGGTAAACTCAAATGTGTCTACAAGCAAATCACCGTTCCCATCAGGTGTGGTACAAGAGAAAATTATAGCTGTGTTCTCTGTGTAAGCGTCTAATCTTAAAAACTTGCCGGATGACACAATTACAGGCATTAAACCTTTGTCAAGGATAGCTTCTATTGCCGTGACAAGTGCGCTTGCCTCTTGGTCTGTATATTCAATAATATTTGAGCCTGCTGTCTGTAAAGCTACATATACACCGCCTGATTTAACAGGGTTTGTTGAGTTTTCTGTGGGCGAATCATCAAAAGTAAGAGTGTCTTGCTTTCCGGTTACACTTACCACCCCGTCATTAATAGCTAATCCAGACCCAATTTTCACTCCGCCAAGCACGTTTGAAGCCGCTGTGGGTAATGAGTACACAGTCACTTCTTCGCCGTCAATTTCAATATTGCCGTTTGTTTCTGACGGCGTAACAATACTGCCTACTAAAGCTGTCTGAAAATCTAAATTAAAGTTTCCGTCTGCCATCAAATCTCACCGTCCTTTAATAAGTCACCGATCTCAATGTCCGCTATCTCACTCCTCAAACAAGTACCGTCTTGCAGTTTAGCTCTGATCTGTACCTGAGCATAGCTCGTTGATACAAAGTCAAGGGTTTCATCTTGAGCAAGACTGACTATAACTTGGTTTCCATCCCACGTCACGTCATCTTCGTCAAACTCCTTGACCGTACTGCCACCTTGCGCAAATGTGATATACATGGCCGATACCTGATTTTCGTTGAACGGTACAAAGAAATTAAAAGTCGGTGTAGTGCCTCTGCCAATAAAATTCATCAAAATTCTACGCCTCCTCTATTTCTGGTTCTGTTACTGGTATTAATTCGTCTGTTTCTTCGTATGTGTATTGAACAGGCAAATCATGGGCAGCGTCTTCATATAAAACGCCTGTTTCGACCTGCCGTATATAATAACCCTCATCGGAGTAATATCTGATTCTGTTTTCGTTTAACATTTCACTTACAAGCACTCTATCACTCCTCTATGTATGTATAACTGCTGGATGAAGGGTAGTTGGCTGCGCTTGTGTAGGCTGACAAATAGCCTGTCGGAACGCTAATTATACAGGTTGTGGATAAACTGGAAAAAGCGTTTGAATCTGATATTGTGGCAGGGCTTGCCGCATTAAACCGTATTTTCTGCAGCCCACGACAACCAGCAAAAGCCTGACTGCCTATTGTTGTCACAGTAGCCGGGATGCTTATAGTTGTCAAACTCGTGTTTTCATAAAACATTGATTGCGGTATAGACGTGATGTTTGGCAATTCAATTTTTGGTAACGCAGAACAATTCGCAAAACAGCTCATATTCACGCTTGAAACCGTATTGGGAATACTGATTTTTTGCAGAGACATACAGTATTCAAATGCGTTACCCTTTATTTGTGTAAACCCACTCACGGGGAACCGCACTTCTGTTAATTGAGTTGCGTAGTTAAAAGCATACGAAGCTAATTGTGAAACGCCTGTACCCAATACAGCCCATTGCACGTATGATCTAAAAGATGAGGTAGTCTTGCCGTATACTGCATAACTTGAGCCTCCGCCAAAATAAATTGTTCCTGCAGTTATCGTGATAGCAACTATATGCTCACCCACCGTTGAATAAGCATGAGTAAGTGTTTGCCTTCCTTTTCCTGACGCTGTTGTTGCCTCTGAGCTGTCGCCCCAATCAACGGAAATAGCCGTATCTGTTGTTTCTAAATACACAATAAGAGTTATTGTTTTTCCGAAAGTCTGTGCGTCATCCGGTATCTTGTAGCAAATTCTCGTTTTCCCGTCACTCGGTAAATCAAAAGGAATACCGCCTCCCGAAACATTGACCGCAACAGGCGTGTAAGCCGTTCCTGTGGGAGCTGTGTATGTGCCGTTGGCTGTAACCGAAAGAGCTGTTGTTGTAACTCCGCCACCACTTGCCGTTCCTGTAAGTTTCTCCCCCGTAGCTCCATACGCCGTATATCCCGATAAAATTTTATCCGCCGTAGCCGTTGCGTCTGTCAAGTCAATAATTGTATTGCCACCGTATTCCACTTTATTTACATAAGGGTTGACCGCCATTTAATCAACTCCCTGCTATGGTTACAGTCTTGCCACCCGCTGCATTGTCTGTTTCAACAAAACTTATCGGATTTATGACTACGGAACTTAAATAGTCATATCCATCGTCCGGCTGTACAGTAAAGCCAGCGGATGTGGGAGTAACCGTTTTTGATTGTGCTGAAATCGCCGCCCCCGTGTAGTCACCTGTGACCCCCAACAAAACAACCCCTGCTTTTATGTTCCCTGCCACAAGTAAATTTTTTTGTGCTGTTGCCAGTTGGCAACTTCCGCCTCCATCGTGATACCCTGCGGGAATTGTATAAACATCGTCTTTAGAAGAGATTGTTCCCGAAACCGAGCCCCTGTTCGTCATTGAACCCGTGATTTTGTTTCCGTTTACATACGCCGTTTTAGTCGCTAAAATTTCCGAACCCGTAGCTGTTGCGTCCGATGTGTCAGCGTTATAGGTACACGTACCCTCTAACTTTTCGCCGCTCGCACCGTAGAAATAATAGCCGTCCAGCACCTTATCAACGACTGCTGTCGTGTCTGTAATATCTATCAGCGTTGTACCGCCATATATAACTTTATTAACATATTGATTGTTTGCCATACGTCCACCTCCTTAAGCTATTGTTACTGTCCATCCGCCCGCCGGATTGCTGACCTGCGAATACGGGATTTCTTCTACAATAATGTTTTGCTCCACCAGTTTATTTTCTGTTGCCAGTTCTTGGGCAACTACGGACGGGATCACGGTTGTAGCACCTGTATAGATATTTACATGACCGTAACCCACGTCCAGTTCTGCGTCCAGATTAATAATCTCTGTCGAAACTGCTGTAACAAGGTCTGTACTTGTGGCCGTTAAATCCGTAATCCAGTTTACATCCGCCATCAGATCACCCCGTTTTTAAGTACCGTTTCCACCATCAGAGGCAATATCTGTGTTGCGGTTGCTAATGTGGACACCATCTTTGCCCGGATTTGTACGTAAGCCAGTCCCTCGGCGAATTTCAGGGTTTCGTCTTGTGTCAACACCATATACAGCCCTGTTTCGTCCCACGTAATATCTGCATCTGATTTTTCGAGTATTACAGCGTTATTCTGCACAAAAGTTATATATAAAGAGCTGACATCTGTTTGCTCAACTGCTGTTGTAAAATGTATGGTAGGCGTAGTGCCTCGTCTTATTGATTGCATTTTCCGCCTCCTTTTTAAAATACTATCTAAATATTAGTAAAATTCTATGACTTGCCAGCAAACTGCGTCAGAGGCAGGAACGGCTAATAAATCGCCTTGTCCCGCTGTGTGTTCGTTCCCAATTACTAATTTGTTTGCATACAGTAGGTAACCCCGCCCTCTATAATCGCCCGTACTTGAAGAAGTTGTTGTGTCTATTGTTACTAAACATTTTTCCGGGACAACGGTGTTGATAGTAACATAATTCCCGTTCGCATAGATGTCTATGATCCCTCTCTGTACGCTTTTGATCACGGAGGCGCAGGGAGTAGAGGTATTGTACGAAACATCCGCAAGTATTTTGTTAGTCGTTACAGTTCTTGTGTTTGCTCCTGTTTCAACAAATTTGACATATACATAGTACGTTCTTGCCGTTGCGCCTGAAAAGCTGCAATTAAACAAGTAAGTTACTGTATTGGGTTTGTTACAAATAGGTGTTTTAGCCACCGCTCCGCTTTCTGTTGATGATGTAGGGCTTGCGGTGTTGGATGTTGAAACAAAAAACAAGTACGAGCCAGTATAATTATTGGATGTTGTTGCCTCAACAAGCACAGAGGCGTTCCCACCATGTGCTAAAGTAAAACTGCCAACTCGTGCATACTTTGTTCCCGATGCAGTAGTTGTCACGCTCGCCGTTGAAATAGTTCCAGTAACTCCGTCTGCTGCTTTCACATAGCCCATGTTAGTGCTTGCATCGGTAATGAGCTTATTTAGTTTCCCGTTTACGCTTCCTGAGCTTGCGGTTGCTCCCGAATCCGCTGTATTTCCAATTTTAGTATTTGTCGTATCTGTATTTGTCTTTACTGTATCCAGAGTTGGCTTATCTGCTATCTGTATAGTAGGCATTTATCCCCCTCCTTAATAATCAATGTTAAGTATGCCGTTCCCGTCCACGTACAGTTTCAGACCTCCGTCCTCTACCTCTCCGCTCGCATTAAAAACGGCTATATTCCCTGTTCCAGCCCCTGCGACTACATCCATTTTCCCGCCCGAAAGAGTTGTGATGTTCCCTTCGTTGGCGTTAGCCTTATCCGATACCGCTTTTAACGCTGTATCAAGAATATCCATATTATCGTTGAAGGGAGTAGGCGTTGCGTAGTCTGTGCCAGCAGGCTTTGTTAAGTTATAGTTTGTTGTATATGTCGCCATTACAGCTCATCCCCTTTCAGTTCGTCCCAAGTTTTAGTAGATGCCATATTCCATGTATATTCTGCGTCCGCCACATCGTTCCACGTGTTGTATCTAATAATATAATTGACCGCTAAATGGGCGGGTTTTGCTTCTTCAATAGCACGTTTTAGGCTATCCAGATCGGGCGGAATACCAACAATGGAAACAAATTCCACATCAAAACTGTACTGGTCGTTATGTTCCGTTATGTTGACCTCGCCGTTAGCAAAACTCTCCGCAAGGTTTTTGAGGAAAGCAACTGTGGTTGTACCTTTGCCTCTCATTTTTGCCTTGATCCTTGCACGTCTGTCCGTGTCTGCCATGAGCAAATCGGGATAAATTCCAAATTCAATTTCCCAATCCGTCAAGCCCCAAGTAGCATCATCTACAAACATCTGGTCTTGCAAGTCGTCCACACCAGTTTTGGCATAATCCAGACTGTCTTGAATGGCTTCCTCGATTTCTACCACTTCATCGGATAAGGCGTAATCCTCAGGCATATAATTTATTAAGTCCATATCACACCGCCTCCGTTATACTGATAGTCCCAACCGTAGGAATACCTTTAGCCCCAATGGTAATGTTGGATGTCCCGCTGTTCAGGGTAAAAGTGCTGACTGAGCTTACACCTGCAATATCGTAAAACATAGAAAGACATCTGTAATAGTCGATTGTGTACCGTTTGAAAACACTTGATTTTACGTAAGCTGTAAATATATCTGTAAACTCTGCGATAACTGTGTCCAGAGTAGTGCTGGTGCCAATAGTGATAGTGGCTGCCACATCCAGATCGGTTTCCGTAGGTGCTGTAACTGTGACCGTAGCTCCGATTGGCCTCATAATATCGATGTAATCTTCCACCGCATTTATAATAGTAGCGTTTGGAGCTTCTTTTGCGTTGGTTACTGGTACAACCGTTACTGTGCCTGCGCCGTTATCCAGAGGGAATACCTTTGCATCTCCAACACCCTCAACTGTCATAGCCCATTGTCTGTACTGGTAAGCATTTCCGCTTGTAGCTGGTTTCTGAATATAGTCCAAGAGCCGTCCTTTTAGCTCTGCGTCCGTTTCTACGTTTGTGCCACCTGAAGTATCTGCGCTGTTTGTTACCGCTGTTATACCTGTTATGGTAACCGTCATTTGTGATATATCCCCGGCTGGTACGTTGTATTCTTCGCCGATTTCTTCTGCTGTAACAAGTGCGTTTACTGTACCTCCACCGCCTACTGTTACTGCGCTGTCTGTGGTAAATCTGACCCCGTATGCCGTCTGCACCATAGTTGAAGCAGGGATAACGGTATTGGCTGTTCCTGTGAAAGTAACTGTACCTGTGGCTTTTGTACCCATCTTGCGGGATAGTCCATATTCATTGGCTCTTTTTTCAAGGTATTCCCCTGCTGTGTCCTCAACAAACATAGTCCCAATCATTTTGTCAAATTGTGCGTAGACTTTTTCCAGTTCCGCTGAAATAGGGCTTACCATATCGTTGACAAATGAGCCTTCTCTTTTATCTGTAAGCGTAATTTCTGTTAAAATATCCGCTTTTATTTCCTCGTAAGTCTTTTCATACAATCAATATCCCTCCTTTCCCTTAAACACTTAACTGCACCGTACCGTAGATGGTTTCAATAACACAGTCAACATTTAAGTGACCGTTATCAAAACTTGCGTCTATTTCCGATACGTTGCGGATGTATGGATTTATTAAAAGGGATTCTGTTATAATTCGTGTTATTTCCGCTTTAACCACTTTCGGGCTGTAACTCCGTCCGATCATTTTCTCTAACTCTGCGCCAAAGTCCCATGAGTAAATGCCGTACCGGAAACGGGGAGTGACTACTGCCTTATAGCACCATGTCTTTATGGCTTCGTCACCCGTTACCAGTTTCGGTCTGCCACCCTCAAATATAGGGATATTACGTTCAAAGTCCCATGCCGTTTCGGTATAAAGCGGGTAATTGGTGGTCTTGTCTTCAACAATAAAATCGTTAAAGAATGGGAAAATACTTTCTGCCATAAAAAATCACCTACTTTATCTTACAGACCGCAATATATGTCTGTCCGTCATCGCTCGCCAAAACAAGCAGTCTTTCGCCACTTTCAAAATCCTCGTCACCGTAATCACAACCAGTATGCACCTCACCGTTCCGGGCAAGCAATACGGTATTAAACTCCATGTCGTCACGTTCCAACAACAAGCCTGCTACATTAACGCTTAAAGGGTATGGACTTGCAACTTTACCAACTAAAAAAGACGGTCTTAAACTGCCGTCTATCATTGATTGGATTGCTTCTACGATATTTCCGTATGGATTGTCTTGATCTGTCATTCATATTCACCGCCAAAAATTTTGAGAAATTCTTACCTTACACCTATATTATTCTTCTTCTGTACCACTCTCTTGCTCGTCCATAATATTTTCAAAGTTAAGCGTTAATTTGTTCTGATATATGCCGTTTTTAAAAGAGTGTTCGTCACCGTCAATATAAAACAGACAATCAAATCCATGATACGGGTCTTTTACCACAACCGCTTTCCCTGTGATATACGATATATCTCCAAAGTTAGTAACAGTTATCTTATTCTCGATACCCTGTAAAGTCTTGTCGGCTGTGATTTTGTAGTCTTCTTTGTCGCTTATGGTGATATGCTCAGTAAAAGTACCGTACCGTGACTTATTCCACGCACTCTCAATAGTGTCCGTTAATACATCGTCTTTATTATAAACTTTAACCACGTTCACCATGTTCTCAAGCGTTTCGGACGCATCTGTGGATATGAGATTTTGACCGCTTTTGATTTCAGGACAAAACACCTGTCCACGTTGCCATACGCACATTTTTTTGCCTTGAAATATTATCTGGTAGTTATTATCGTCCGCCAAACTGTACGCTGTCATTATAATGCTATACAAATCTGTATTTAAAAACTTCCTTGTAATCTTAGCGTCTGGATTGGCAATATCGCCTTTTTCTATGCCAAAATCCGTACAAATCTGGTTTACAATATCTGCTGGTGACGTGGACTTAAAGTTATAGCTGCCCTTGTTTTTCTTCAAGTAAATACCGTAATCATAGCACGTTATGTCGATATAACTTTTGTCGTTGGACTTATCCCTCGTGAAAACTATTCCCCGGAATATCTCTACACCGTCTTGCAGAATTGCCACCTCGTTGCCAAGGTTAATGCTGACTGTCCATGTGTTCAGGTCTGTAATTGACTTGATAAAGCCAAATTTAGCCTCTCTGCAAGCATCTCTGTACTCACCGCTTACGGTAAGGTCTGTAATAACATTGGTAATATCGTACAATCCGCTTGAATTGGTTAAAAGTACCTGCATAGCCGATCACTCCTACGGTATGGTATATACTTGTCCGGGGAATATCATGTTGGGATTAGAGCCGATTATGTCTTTGTTTGCCTCATAGATTTCACGCCATCTGTTAGGATCGCCGTAAATGTCACGGGAGATATTATAAAGACAGTCACCACTTTTGACTGTGTAGGTCTTTGGCTTTTCTTTTTCTTCGCCATCGTCCCTCGCCTTGTTTTTTTCTGTGGTGTTAGGATTTACTACTGCATTCTCCACAACGGGGGTGCTGATTGGCGTAAACTCCCTTAAAGTCAAAGTGTAGTTAATATCCCCGTTGGCTTCGTTATTTTGGCTGTAAACAAAGTCCTCGATTACGAACCGTTCATTGATTTTAGTTGATATGTTGTCCGCAATAATAAAGCGCAATACCGTTTTTCTAAATATCCAGTCCTGAAACAGGGCTACACTCTGCATGGGGTCTGTATCGTCCGCCGATCCGGGAGCAAACTCGTATTCATGTGAAGGGAAAAACGATTCTATTTTGATGTCTTTCCGTTTCCGATACCCAACGATGGTTAAGTCGCCATATTCTGTTGCTTTCAGGGTTTCAATATCGTTGCCGTCTGGTATTTCAAAAGAGCCGGGGACTACGGGGAGTTTAAATTGTCTTCCGCTTACCTCGTCAATAAGCCAAAACTCGTATGTGCCGTTATACATTTATCTTCCCCCTAATCTTTGCGCCCAACCTGTGGATTTAGACGTTGTCCCACCAGATTTACCGATTGCCCCGACTACTGCCCTTGCTATCATAGACCCAATATCAGGTGAGGCTTTTTCTGCTTCATTGATTGTTACTGATACGGAAACATTGTTTGTCTGGTTGGTATTTAACCCTTCCGCTATGACTTCTTTTGCCCTTACTCGGATGTCTTCATACTTGTCTGCTCGTGAGTTGTCTGGTCTTAGCCAAGTGTTATTGTAATCATGGTTTTGGTAGTAGGAATAGTTAGGTAAATTTTTGTATGGATCGCCGTTTAAATACCAAGAGAATACAGTTTTAGGTGAGATTTTTCCACTCACAAAATCTTTAAACATCCCAATAGGGTTCTCTGAATATTGCTCATCAAGTGTCATTATGTCTTGCATATTCCGGTTATATACCCCACTAAAACCAAGAGTAAATGCGTCTGCCATCTTTATGCCATATTCAACATACCCCATGTTTAAAGCAAGATCATTTTGTATGCCCGTTACTAAAGCTAAATCTGCTTCTCGCTTCATCTGCATACCTTCCGAGTTTTGCCACTCTATTTCTGCTCTTGTTTTTGCTTCCGCCAACATTCTGCCTGCTTCCGGTGCATTTGTCATAGCTATTTTTTTGAAGTCTTCGGAGTTTAAAACCTCTGTCTGGGCATCTATCAGAGCTTGTTGGTGTTGGTTTTCAAGGTCTGCTTCGTATGCTCCGATTAATCGGTTAGCCTGTTCAAGATATGTTCCGGTTTCGCCCTCAAGCTGTTTGATTTCGTAATCTAAGCCTTTTTCACGTTCTTCGTTATACCCTCGTCCATAGCCACCTTCAATATTCGCCTGAATATCAGATAATTTTGACAATTTGCCAGCATAAGTGTCCATCATGGCCGCTGCTGACCCACCGAATTTAGCTCCCTCGGCTGTGGCTAATTCAAAGGCGTGCATTACATCCTGATAAAGGACTTTGCCTGCTGACATTTCTTCACGCATGGCTTCAAGGCTTACTCCACGTTCCTCCGCCAGCCACGCAAGCGGGTTAAATCCTGCCTCTGTGTACTGCCTCAAGTCTTGGCCTGTGAGTTTGCCTGCTGAGGCTGTCTGCCCGTAAACGTAAGCAAGAGAATCAAATTTACTCTGGTCGCCCATTGCAATGTCGCCTATCCATTTAACGGCCTGCATAATTTGACTTTCGTCTACGCCGTATGCCAACATTCTTTTTGCAGATGTAAGCATATTCGGGGTCTGATACATAGTGTTAATACCATAGCTTTTCAGTTCTTGATAAAGTTGATTACCTTTTTGCTGGTTGCCAAGCAGAATGCCCATTGCTCTGAGATTGGCTTCTTCGGTTGAAGCATATTCAATTCCAGCTTGTAGAGCCAATTCTCTCTCTTGAGTTACATTATTATAGAGGTTTTCAACTTCTGCCCTAAAAGCATCGTCTGTTCGTGTGAGTTTTTCTGTTGCAGTTTGTATAACACCTGATGTTGCCCCCACCGCTGCACCCGCTGCCATAATATACGGATTGCCTGTGTAAAGCCCCATTGTAAAACCTGACGCTGCACCACCGAGGATATTACTTATAGCTGATCCGGTAATGTTGCCATACGAGGATTTACCAAGCTCGCCAACATAACCTTGAAACGCCTGTCCTAATTGAGCAAAAAGCCTCATTCTAACAAGAGTAGCACCAATGCCACCACCAAACTCTCCGCCAGAGCCACCGCCAGTCCTGCTCATCATGTCGTTATCAGTCTTACTCATCTGATCCCGCATATTTACTTCTTCTTTGGCTGCATTTGCAACTTCTTTACTTAAACTTTGGTAAGTTGCTTTTAGTTTTTCAACTTCCGCCGTTTGTTGTGCCAAACTGGTTTTAGTGGCATCATCCATAGCATATTTTGCATTTTTAATGTCCCTTTGGTATTGTTTCAGAGCTTCGCTTGCCCTCTGCCATTGTTGCCACGCATCAACTTTTTTCTGTGCTGCTGCAAAAGTGTCTAAAGTACGCTGGGTCTGTTTGACATCTGAATCCAGCCTTCTTGTTGCGTCTGCTGCTTGTTTTGTTGAGTTGGTAAATTGTTGGCTGTCACCTTTGAATACTACACTTACGTCTGTTGCCACAATTATCCCTCCTCTTTCAAGT